TCTATAGTTCCACCGTTGATGTCAATGGTAGTCACGATACCCATGTCAGCAACTGTGCGACTAGCGTTAGTCCAGTTACTTGACATAGAGGAAAGCGACAGCGCGCCAATCGTTACTGCGCCTGTGATGGTTAGGGTTGATCCGTCTGAGGACAGGTACTCACCGCCCCTGTCATAGAAGTAAAGCTTGTCTACTATCCTTACGTCACCGTCTAGGACATCCAGTGCTGTATTAGCATCTTTACCTGTTATCTGTAGCACCTCTTCAGATGCGTCCCAAGTAAGACCATCTCCAGAAGTGTCAGAAGAGAACAGAGAGAAATCAAAACCAGCAGCGTCTTCACCAACAGTCAGGGTTCCTGTAACCGTCATGTCGGTAATGTTTACTTTGTCACCAGCTTTTATCCACCGGATGTTAGACCCGTAGGTGATCTTGACATCCATAGGGATTCGGGCAGCAGTTGAAGTTGTAATAGACCACTTACCATTGGAGTCGGTAGTGGTAGAAGCCTCAGCAGTTGTTGTTGCATTATCCGCGCTAACGTAACCCTGAACTGTTGCGCCAGAGATGGCGTTACCAGCGTTGTCGTAAACGAACCCAGTTAGCGTCATCGCCATGATTATTTACCTGCCAAACCTTGATCGGTCTATTCCTGCTAAGGCATCTCCTACGATAGCCCTTGCATTATCTATCAAATCGTCCTCGTCAATAAAGATTAGTTTTATTCCCAATGTTGCTAGATATTCTCGTGTGAGTATATCCGACTGCCTTACCGCTGCGCCTTTCTCGTAATGATAAAACACTCCCTGTACATTTATCGCTACGTTAGGCGGGTTATAAATTTCAAAGTCTATAACCCGTCCACCTTTTTCCTGCCTGCCTCCAGCCATTTGTGACTGGTAAGAAAAATCTATATTCGGCTTGAGTCCCAGTTTTAGTAACGCTTGCCAGCATAGATACTCAGGACCACTTCCTGCCCACCATTCAGGAGTGACAATCGTGTCAATGCTTTCAGCCATTACGTTTCAACCAACTGTATTTGTATCTGACCTCTTTCGTCATGTCCTGTAAATTCAAACCCAGAAGCACTTATCAAATCTACATAGTAAGACCTGTCGGAATCATTATCTTTATATGTAAACGGAACAAGTGTGTTGGTGTTAATAACAGTTGTTATGTTATCTAGTATTTGCTTAGGCGTTTTACTTCTAAACATTTTCGCAGCATCTATGGTCACACTGAAACCATACTTAGGTGGAATCTTTTCTCTCCACCTTAGTTCTATTAAGTTTAGGTCAGGGCTAGACAAAACAGTGTCACTGGTTAAAGTCGCCTTGAACTTAATAGATGCAAACTCAACACCTACTCCTGATGCAAAATCATAGGTAGTTGTGCCGTTAGTAGTAATTGTTCCAAGCGATGTATACGACTCATTAAAGTTCGTGGCATAAGAAATAGCTATATTTACATCAGTAGAACAAGTTGACGTAACGGCTCGTAAAGAAATAGCAGTCTTGTTACCAGCAGCATCGCCTCCGTCAAACCAAGGAGTCTCCATTGTCCCACTACTAGCGTACTGGAATGTTGAAATCTCATCAGGGTTTATTACATCAGGTGACAGGGCTGTCCAGTAAAGAGCATTTCCAACGCCAAACCACATCCGGTATTCGTTGTAAGCACTACCTACGTGAGCAGTCTCAAGACCTGTGTTATCTGCACCAGTCCACTTTACTTCCCAAGCCACATCATTAAAGCCTAAGATAGCTGAAGTCCCTGTCCCAGAAACAACCGTAGAGGCACCACCCATACCTGAAGCCTGCCTGCCTGTGGCAAAGACGGTATAACTTGTATCTATATCTGCATTTACAAACGCAAGCAAATCATTGTGCGTTCCGATTAGTTTAACTACCTGACCTGCATAGGCTTCCGGTATGCCGTGATCCCTGTCGAATCCAACAAGGCTTACTACTGCTGTGTTAGAACCTGTTTGATATTTGTAGATAGCGTTACCAGCAGGGAAGTAGATAGCATCACGCCACACAACTGTTCCCTTACCAGAGTTGGTATGGAACGGAAGCCTTAGTTCTGTTTCTTCCCAACGGTTGTTAGTTTCATCGAAAGCCCAAAGCCCTACTTTTGTACCTGCGTAAATAATTGGAGTACCCGCAGCATCCCGATAAACAAACAAAGACGTAACGTAACCATTTGGAAGAGGTAACGCACCCTTCTCTGTAGGGTTAGCAGTTGGTCCAGAAGCCCATTGCTTTAGAACCCCTTCGTTATCTATACCCCATAATTGCCCATGCCAAATAGTAAAGTATTCGACATTCCTAGAAGCATGACCACTAACGTCCATGTCTGTAAACGTAGAGGCATCAGTCGTATAGGTATAACCAGATGACCCCCTAGCAAAGATCATGTAGTTAGCTGTGGTATCCCTAAAGACAATCGTTTCTTTTGTCGGATTAGTTAGGGTATCTAGGCTGGAAGACCACGCATCACTAGCGTTTAGATACTTGTAAACCTTGTTGTCGGAATGGACAACATATACATCTGTACTAGCACCAACAGTAAATTCGGTAATCGACTTTATAGTTCCAACAGCTTGTGTTGTGGCTGCGTTAGATTTTCTAGGCAGAAGGAGATGTCCCTTGAACCTAGTCTGACAATCAGACCACCACACCCTGTCAACGGTTCCGGGGTCTAACCCTCTGTTCCAGCCTATACCGCCACGGAAGTCGTTCTGTGTAAGGATAGAAGCCCTTGGATCAGCACCACGCTGAGTGTCACCGATAGTAAATCTTGGAGCAGCAATACTCACAAGAGTCTTACGAACCGGACCATTGATCTTGTACCGCTCGCTATTCAGAAGTATTTCATTCTTCCCAATAACAGATGCCATTAGTCCACCATCTTTGTTCCGGGTCTAATCGCAGGAAGTGACCGCTCTGCCTGAGCAGCTATTCCTTCAAAGTACGCAGCCCTCCGGTCATTGTCATCCGGGTCTGTTGTGCGCCCTCTAGCAAGACTAAATAACATTTTGCTTGTGGCGCGAGCAACCACTAGATCAGGGTCTATCTCGCAAGTTGCAGAATCACTGGTTAGCAATGACGGAAGGTTGTATCCAATAAGGCGCACTAAACTGTAGCCAACTTCTTTTCTAGCTGACTCAGATAAAAATACTTTTCTAGCTTCTCTATCTACTCGGTAAGTACCAGACCACAACCTGTTGTATACAGCAGATTCTGTAGCGACCGCCTTGATATCGTTGATCCAGATATATCTCGCACCAGTCGTTGCATACTTCAAGCCAACAGAAATAATTGCATCGTCTTTTTCAGGGGTTGCTAAAGAAACCCGGCAGTATGTCCATGTCCTTGCGCTCAAGGCAGGAACGGCAAGTGTTTCTACTATAGTCCCAAGATTAGCTGCACTGCTTAGACATAGGGTTATGTTACCTGCGCTGGTAGCAGTAGAGGATTTCATCCAGAACTCAACAGCGTCGTAGCCTCTAAGGTCTAAGCTTGATATAGCGTGAGAAGTTAGTATGTCTCCTGAAGCTACCGTCCCACTATTTGTATCTGTCAGCAGCCGTAAGGAAGCACCGCCTGCCTTAAAGTCTTCAGTGTCTTTTACAACCGTAACATTAGTATCTGTTTGCTCTGTCCATGCAATGTTAGCGTCTTGAATCTGCTCTCCAGAAAAATGATGACGGTAATCTACCTGTGTTACCGCTACCATCGCTGAGGGAATGTCATAACGACTATCTTTTATATGCCCGTGATTAGAAATATCTTCGTTGATAACAAGCCCACGAGGAGTCCTTTGAGTTATTGCTTGGTTGATGAACTCGTGGATTCGATCAGGTGGGTACTCAGCGCGCCAGTATTCGTAGGTGTCATTAGTAGCTGTATTAGCAGTAGCTGCTGGCTTGAAGGTAAATGTGCCTGTACTACTAGCGTAGTCGGTTACTCGACGGATAAGACCATCATTGGTTCCAGATGTAAAGACAAGCCACCCGCCGTTGAACTCGTCATCCCCACCTATGTAACTAGCATCAACAAGTGTTAGTGTGTCTCCATTCCCTGTTGCCGTACCAGACGGAGCCTGATCTAAATTCGCAGCAATAGAGCGTCTAATCTGTTCTCTAGTCCTGCTTTGAAATGCAGCCACGATATACCTACCTGCTTAATCTACGCTTTCTTCTCCAGTCAGCTAAAGATTTTAGACCACCCTTTAGATCGTCTAGTTTTTCCTTGCTAACCGTATGGGTTGCTTGTCGCTTTGCAAAAGCCTTTGCTTCTTGTTCAGCAACTTCTCGTTCTTTGTGAAGGAGTTCTTCTAACTGATGTCCTTCAAGCCTTGATGCTCCGGGTATGTAAACACTCTTTCCATACCCAACATCAAAGGTTTCTTCAGATGGTTGTCCGATCACACGTTCAACCTCTTTAGGGAGACTAACTTGGCGATGTCCTGCTTTTCTACCTGCGGATACAGGCAACCAAAGTTGTTGTTTTGCCAAGTTAGCCCCCTAATGATTAGTCGCGAATTGCGAGCATGACCCAGCCGTACTCGGTGTCAACTGAAACGACACCCATAGAAGTACCAAGAGGTCTTGTGTCCTCATTAGCTGAGGTATCCCAAAGGTCAAAAGCCCCTGATTCACCAGAAGCTTGGCTTACGCCAACAGCGTCGCCTACTACGAAAGTCGCTGCGCCAGATAGTACAGCAGCAGGACCAGCAGTTTGTACCCAACAGAAGTAATCTGCGGTTACAGGGATAGTAGTCACGCCTAATGGTCCGGTAGTCATAGTACCGTCACCGTCAACGATCTTTATATCCTTGTAAGGGTTATACATTAACCCAAGCTGCGTAGAAGTAGTGAAGGCAGTTCTGATACCGTCTGGCTCGTCAACTGTTACTTCCAACCCCGCTGCACTGGATACTGCGGTATTAGATTTAATTCGATATACCTCACCCTGAGCAGCATTGTCGTTGATAAAAAGGTAGCCGTCTTTGTATTGATCTTTAGTTACGGTAAGAGAAGTAGTTGTAGTTACCGTCAGCGATCCCGCTGCTAACGCAGCAGTAGCCAAGTCTCCATCATTCGCTCCAACTTGAGCGATACCATCTACTAACTGACCAGCAGAAGTAATGGCTGTGCCACTGTTTTCTGCGTAATAGAAAACTCTTCCATCAGGCGTTACCGCCCTTGTACCGAGTTTCTGCTTCTGAGAAGAAGTCTCTACTTTTTCCTGTCCGTACCCTAAATGTACGGTGAGTGGAAATGCCATTTTAATATCCCTCCTTGGGATAAGTTTTGAGCAGGTTCTAAGCCCTGCGATAGTCCGATGTTAAAGGCTCGGTCTATCGTTACACCTTTTTAGACTGCCCCGCCTTTTTCTTTACTCTTGATAAATCTAAAGAAGAAGTGTCTGTGTCTAGCTTACCTGATGCCACCGCTTCAGAAAAGGTTTCAATCTTTTCCTCTACCTTTGGTTCAGGCTTAGGGGGGCTTTCAACAAAGCCTCTATTCAAATAGATTTGAAGAAAACTTTTTGGAAGATTAGGATGTTCTTCCCAAACTTCCTCTCCTTCAATTATTGCCATCTTCCATAGTGAGATTTTCTTTACCCCACCTACGGACATTTCAATTCTACTTTGCCTAGAAACCATTATTAAAAGCCCCCTTAGTTTACCTACTACGCACTTGTAGTTGGGTCGCCAATTTCGTAACGACCAGCAGCACCACGAGTGTCATCAACTTCAAAGACTGCATAGTCTTCAGTAACAACAACCTCGTAGGCACGAAGCGAAGCATCTCGCTCACGCTCTTCTGAACGACCACTTGCGGACAAGTGACCCATTGCAGTTTTGTCAGCAATAACTCCGTAACCAGAATCAGTCGTACCAATCTTGGCAATGTTTCCATCCTCAAAGAATGGGACACCGGAAAGCTTCACGCCAGAGTAATAATCTTTTACTGCTGGCTTGTTGAAAGCATCAGGCAACGGGTAGGTAGCAAGAGTGTTACCAACTGATGTTGCAAGCTTCCAGATAGCGTTAGGGTGGTGAACTACAAAAAGATCAGTACCAAACTTGCCTGACTTTGCATTAGCAATAAGAGCCGATGCGTTAGCAAGGCTTAGATTAGCACCGTCTGCGCCAAGTTCTGATCCACCGTTAAGTGATGGGAACAGAGCAATGATGTCATTGTCCTTCTTCCTAGCCATAGCGTCACCCATCTGGCGACCAATGATCTTGTACACATCTTCGTTGTTCTGTCGAAGAAGAGTATCGGTAATAATTACCTTAAGACCAACTTCCGCTGTAGTTGCTGTAACAGTTGAGACATCAATGTCTTCACTGTCGATCATGTCTTGACCTTCAGCAAGGTCTTCAGCATCCATCTGAGCAACTTTAGGGATTTCTAATTTGTACTCACCCTTACCAAGATTGAACTGCTCAATAAGTCCAACCATCGGAGCGTTATGCTCCTCAGTGTATCGTGCCTGTGCAAGCATGATACGAGACATGTTCTGGAGATTTCCAGTTGTACTTGTCTGTACTGCCATGTTAATTTACCTCAATCAAAAATAGAAAAGCCTAACTTCTTAGAAGCTATCTTTGCCATCTCTGTAGTTATCGCAGGATCACCTGCGTTGTATCTATCTAAAACATCTTCAGAATTAGTAGGAGCCACATCTGCTGCCGGGTTTGCGTTATTTAAACTTTGGGCTGGAGTAACTTGTTGTACCCTGCCTTCCAACTTTTTAATTGTTGCTAAAGCTTTTGCATGTTTTTCCATAGTTACAGGGTCAGGTAAGTCTTGTAACTCCGCATACGCAACTCCATATTGAGTTGCTAGTTCGTATGCTTTAGCAAGTTGAGTACGAGTATTTAACTCGGTCTGCATTTGCTGAGAATTACTAAGAACCTGATCTGCCTGCTGTTTAGCAAGATACGCTTCTTTTGCAAAAGAAGTTTGCTGTTGAGCCATTTGCGTTGCAGTTACTTCATCCAACCCTTGATCTATAAGTTGTTGGTAATTTTTCTGGTAGTACGCATTTACTTCAGCCTCTAAATTAGAAGAGTTCTGAAGCTGCTCGGCTCTTTGGCGCGCTGCTCTTTCATTTGCCAGTTGCGTTTCCATCTCTGCTATTCGTTTATCGGTAGCAGATTGATACTTGCTTAACTCTGGATTAGGCGCAGGTGTAGATTCTAATTCTGTTTCAGTGTTGGCTTGAGGCTCAGGAGCAGGAGGAACCTCACTAGATGAGTTATCCGTTTCCGTTAAATCGTCAACGGGTTCTGTCGCAGGCGTTTCTGCTGGTGCAGGCGTTTCTACGCTCTCGTCAACTTTCAACGGGATTTCGGTAACTTCTACCGTAGATTCTGTTCCTAGATCGTTTGTCTCAGTAACCATGTTTCGCTCCAAAATATGACACCGTTAGATGGCACACTTAATGTTTAGGTTTTCAAATAATACGATACAGCGTTATTACGGGGCAAGTAATTCCCTTGTGCGTAAGACTGATTCAGGGGTATCTTCAACAACTGGTTGCCCAACTGGTTGCTGTATCCCTGAAGGCTGCTCTGGTGGAATCAATGTCTCAGAAGGAACAACCGCCCTTGCTGGCGCACCTCTTGCCTGACGAGCAGCATCAGACTTTTTGATCCTGTCTACTGTAGATTTCAACCCTGCTCGTTCTAACGCTTCTAAAAATCCTTGAGGCAAAGGAGTGTCGTTTGTATTCCGAATAATGTAATCAGCTTGTTGAGGGTAATCTCTTAGAACTTTATCCCGCAACATCTTCATTTTATCTGGCAAGTAACTGCCTGCTGCTGTTAATGATTTAGATGGAGCCTCATGCCAAGCAGCAAGTGCCTGCGCTTCAAGATCGTCATCCGCTATGACTTTATCTTTCCACTCAATATTAAGAGTTTCTTCTACCTGTTCTTTACGTTCTCGTGCATCGTCAATGATGTCAAAGTAATCATCTATAAAATCACGCTTGGTATATTCGCCACCGTCGCTGCGTTGCCCTGCGTAGAAAAAGAACATAGCTTCTTGAAGCTGAGAATCTCTTCGACGATTGATAATGTCAACTGTCGCAAAGAACCGCCTCAAAGGTTTACCAGTGGCAGCACTCTCGATCTCAAACTTTTCTAGTTCTGCAACAAGCGAGTCTTTGACATCGTTCTTTTCGTAAGGTTCAAGGTCTTCATAGTTATCAGCCGAAACCATCCCTGACCTAAACAAACCTCCTACGTGATCCTGCAAAATATCTGACCGGGAAAGAGGACTGCTTTGCTCACCGATAAGTTCAAGACCGATTGAAAGCCCACCACCAAAAGCGTCTTTCGGATTACCTATTGAAGTTTCCTTGATAATGTTTGGCACTTCCTGAAGCGCAAATGGAATGTGGCTTTCTGCTATGTACTCAGGAAGAGTTTCGCCAAATCGGGATTCGCCATATGCTCGGAAATTCATAAACTCAAATAAATCTCCGACAACTGGAGAGGACAAATTGAGCCACGCATCTAATGCTTTCTGAGGTTCTTTCTCCCAACCAGCACCGCCTGACGCTAACATAAGCGCAGCCATTGATTTGTAAGGACCAAAGATGTTCCAGTCTCTAGGCGCACCAAGCTTTGTTAGCCTGACAGACATAAAGTTTGGATTCATTCTGCCATTTCTCATTAGCTGGAAATCTGTTTCCTGACCC